GCCGGGGATGGCAATCAAGTTGTTGGGTTGAGCAGGTCCGAACGGAACGTAAGTAGAGCCCGTGTATCGTACAGTGGACTGGCTGGTCGTGAAAGTGAGTGTGTCTGCCGGTGCGAAAGCGTACTGAGGAGAAGGCAGTTGTGTGTAGCCAAAGCCCAAGGCATCAGCAGGGTTGACAATCGTCACCTTAAAGCCTGTGGTGGCGTCGATGTATGTCTGGTCAAGGTACCCAGTACCGTGTGATCCGCTGGAACCCAAGGAAGAGGTAACAGCATAGCTGTGCGTGTAGGGGACGGAGGTTGGGTTTATACCACCAGCCAAGTGCAGAAGAGAAGCGATTGCTGCATTGCTCGATGAACCACCCGTCGCGGTGATTATGCCACCTCCCGTTGTAGTTGGTGGGTAGGTACCAAACAAAGCCACAATTTGAGCAGTTGTACGGGTTGCAGAACCTGATGTTGTGATGTCCACTGTTAGGGCATTGGTGCCACCCCCTGTGATAGCTGCCGAATCAGCAGAACCAACGCTAGTAAACGCGATGGTTACAGAGTTGCCGCTTGTCCCCGTTGTAGTGGCGGTGAAAGTGATACCCTGCGTAATCAATGATGCCTGAACACCGGGTGTGGTGGTCGAACCGTCATTGTTGAATGTCAGAGTGATGGTTTCATTCGGAGCATTGGGCTCGTCCCATGCATCCGAGAACGCATGTGGATAGACAATGCCGGTTGTTGCGAAGTTGGAAGCTGCTACCGTGTTGGTGCTGTTGGCAACCACAGGGAGGATATAACCAAGCTCGTTGGCAATTGTGTAAGTGCCCTGACCAGACTGAGCCGCATTGACAACGCTCAATGTGTAGCTGTGGTCATTCAACGTGTTGCGATAGTAGCTGGCATATACATAGCTTCCAGCAGAAGGGATATTGTACAAAGTGACCTGTGCCGAAGCGCCGTTCACACGAGCAACCTTTACCGCACCGGCCTGATATGCAAGGTAGGGGTTGGTGCCAACATAAACCTGAATTAGATTCGGGTTGTCAGTCGGGTTGTCTAAACCACTACCATCTGTTGGAACATCAGGAAGTGTGAAGACCGCCGTATTACCGTTGCCTGTACCAGCGAACTGCAAGTACACATGTTCATCCACCAAGGTGGTGACGATGTCGGCAGGGCCGAATGGTGTAGTGTCAGCGGAGTTTGAGGTTCCTACTGTAGTCGAGGTCGAAGCGCCCCAGTTGAGAATTGGATTGCCGTTCGAATCAGTACCCAACACGTAATCCACATCCTGAATGAAGTCAGCACGATTTGGGCCGAGGCCAACCTCAACGATGCTGGCAACATTACTAGCCGGTAGCAAATCGTAGGTGTTCTGATAGGTGTTTGTGAAGTACGTGATGGTAAAGGTGGAAGTAGTAGAAGGTACCGGGTTAACAAGAGTCACCAAACCAGCCGCACCATCGACAGCCGAAACTGCGACCGCGACTCCATTGACCTTTACGGTAACCTTTGCTGGGCTTGTAGTCACAACACCGCCGTTTGTACCATCCACAATTGGAAGATTATGGACTTGGAACTGAGTGTTGGAGTTCGGGCCAGCCCCACCAGTTAGGTGAGTAGTAGACAAAGTGGACAAGGCTCCAGTACCAACCGGAGTCGTGGCTGTAAGGTACCCAGCGGAGAGGGTAAGAATACCCGCTTCAACAAGGTTGTGAAGATCAACAACAGTCCTTGTGGTAGAGTCTGTCTTCAGAATATTGATGACGATGGTGTTGGTGCCATACCCTGAGACTGCTAGAGAATCAGTGACACCCGGACCCGTGCTGACCAGTTGGAGAGAGACTTCGTTACCCACGGCACCGGGAAGCGTTGTACCGAGGATGATTGAAGAGGATGAAGCTCCTGAGACAGTGAGACTGGCGAAAACCGGAATCTGAGGGGCCAAGTTCTCATTGGAGATGAGGGTATCGCCACGCAGGAAGTAGTAGGTTGCCACAAGGTTACTTCCTAGAGCAGGAATGTCTTGCAGAACAAACGAACCAGTCGTACCATTCAAAGAAATTACTGTGGCTGGGACGCCGTCTACTGTTACCTGAATCTGTGTGGGGTCAGTGGTTACTGTGCCGGTACCACCGCTGTTAACCACAGGGAAATAAGTTGTGGTAAAGGTGTTTGTTGTGCCGGTGACTTGGTCAGACAGATTCTCATTGACTGCTTGGGGATCAGCGACTGCGGAGGAGCCACGAAACAGTTCCACATTGTTTTGAGTGAAGGACTGTTGACCCTCACCAATAATGACGGGGATACGAGCGGAACCGAACAGCGGCTGCCCGCCGCCTGAAATAATCACGCTTGTGTAAACTCCGGGGGGTGCATACGAACCAAACAACGCCATGAGGTGCTCCAGTCTAAAATGGACTTCAATCTGAGAAAACCAAAGTCCAAATTTTTCTTAGTTATTCTTGTTTAATGGAATTTTAGGCATTGATGTTGCTTCAACCTCTGCCAAACGTCCATCCTTTATAGGTTTTCCAAACACCTGTCCATTACTTTCAGTGATGGATAATGCTTGTGTCCCCGTTTCCTTGCGAAACTTATCACGAACCGCTTTACGTTCGTGAATTCGACCCCATCTTTCCTCTGCGGATCGACCAATCGCCACGTCCACACTCGCGCCCTTGTTCATAGTTTTCCCATGAACGATGGCAAAACCTTCAAGCTTCTTTGGGGCAGGTACACTACACAGAGGACATGGGTACGTTTTAGGTGCCTGTCCTGTTAAGTGCTCCACACTAAATGTGATCTTGCACGTCTCAGTCAAACAGTTGTACACATAGTCTTCGCTAATCTCCGGCTCTTCGTAAGTCATAGCCTTTCCACAAACGGAGCAAGGAGGAACCGCTTTGTCCCACTTGGTTCCAAATGAAAGGTGCTCGTATTCAAAGTTGCAAGGTTCACAACGATATACTTTCTTAGTTGGCATACATGCCTTCCTTAAACTTGATATGGCGACGGACAAATGTCATCGACATATTTATTTGCTCTGCTATAGCTGAAAGTGAAAGTCCACTTGCGTGTAGACTTTTTGCTTGGTCTCTCTTGAAAAATTTCACAGGTCACGAGTAGTGGTTAATAAATTGAAATCGCGTAGAGCCAAGTGCCGAAACCCGAGGCGTCATCTCCAGTTTCCCTTGGAAATCAGGAATAGCCGCTGTATCGCTAATCTCGAAAGAGGTCACTCGGGTCACTTTGGGTATAAAAACCTTCCAATCAGCCGAAGCTGAAATGGAAACGCTATAAACAAACATAGGTGCAGTTCCTGACATGTCACGTTGCTGACCACGATACGACCGCCGCGCCTCAAAAATAGTAATGCCATCAGCTTCCATATTCTGCCGACGCATAATCAAAAGCTGCTGCTTGAGCAACTCACTTAAATCAGAGGATGTCTGAAGGTCATTAGAACGAAAGTCTAGTGTGAAATCCAAGTTCTCCTTGGAGCCATAAACCTCATATGTCTCAGTTGTAGTTGGACTCACGATGAGGGCTGCTTGGTCACCGGCCACAACAGCGTCTCCCATGGCAACGGCTAGTCCGGGAAAAGCATCAACACGTTGTTGAGTGCTGGGGTCGAGATAATATTGAAGAGTTCCTTGCAGGTCTGTGTATGTTTGCCAGAACCCATTGATGGCGAACTTCTTTCCTCGACAGGTGGTTTGACCTGCGTCGATACGAACCTCCCAACGAACCCACTCACCGGGTTTGAGGAGTTGGGGCAGCGTTACCGTGCCATCGGCGTTGACCGTTGCATCGTACCAGTCACCCTCAGTTGTATGGATGAACACTTGTCCGGGGGCTAGACTTTCGTTAGGGCCGACACCAAGATGAAGGATATTCTCTGGGTTGGTACCTGATACAGTTGAGGGGTCAACCTTCTGAACAATGTTCGCCGTGATGGTGCTCCCCGCTGGGCTCCACTGACCTAACTGAATGAACCCTTTTCCGAAATACTGCCAATCCCTGTTTTTTTGAAGCTGATAATTGTCTTGATCGAACAATGTGAAAGACACCCACTGGCCGGGAATGTTGGCTACTTCCGCACCTCCCAATGTGCTTTGAATAATCACCTCTGAACTGGCTCGTTGGTACCAAAAATCTGTCATAGGAACAAGAGGGGTATCGTCGGCATAATAGAGTTGAAGGGTTTGAGTCGGGACGGTAAGAATGACATAATTTACAAACCCTTCGATGGCGACGGTGTCCCCTGTTGCCAAATCTTTGGCGGTGAGAGTGGTACCGTCAATGCCACTTTTCAGGTAAGCGATAGAGCCGACTGCATTGTAATATTTGCCTTCAACCCAGCGGAACTTATGGATCGTTAAATCAACATCGTTGGTCTTTTCATTCACCGCATTGACGTTGAAATAGTAGACTCCGGAGACCGGGGTTTGCCCCGTGACATCCGTTTCCTTAATCCACTCAATGAAGGTACCTTCTTTGTTTTCAACCTTGGCAACAAGGGCTCTACCATACTGATTACAAACAAAATAATCGGGGCTGAGTCTATTACCGGAGGTGCTAACATCACGAACAGTAATCTGCACATCGCGATACTGAATCATGTTGTTAGATTGGAATGTAACTTCACCGAGGGATTGATTAAACCTTGGATTTCGAGATACAGAGTCCCGAATAACACGCATGAGGTACGATACGAGGTTAGCCCCAGTTAAATCGAGCATCTTGTCCACCCCTTGTGCTGTTTACGACTTCCATGATAGGTTGAATTCATGTGAGAAGCATTTAGCCCCTGTTCCAGACAAAATGCCTTCAAGTTAGTAATGACAACTGTGCCCCCCGTCGGGGACAGAAATTCATAAGTCTTAGAGTTTGCATTTTGTATCTTTTGTCCCAAAGTCAAGTTGTAACCTAACTCTCGGCGGTACGACTGAAACTGTTGGATGAACCCCTTCTCCATCTTATTTAGTTCGTCTTCACTTATAGCTTGAATTAGTTGCTCTACTTCAAACGCCTCTGAACCATACTTACGTATGGCTGCACCCAGATAAGGACACCCGCCACCCATCTTAGCAAACCAAAGATGCTGTGCCCACCGCACGTCAACTGGACGCACAGTCTTCCCGATGTAGACCTTACCATTTAGCTTATTGGTGACTTTGTATATGAACACAGACGCCTCTACCCTAGAGGAGGAAAGTTAAGTTACCACGTATCCCAGTCAGGAATCTCTACAGTCTGTCCAGAAAGCTTGTGCGTACTATCGGAGAGGAACTGAATCTTCCCATCTGTTACAAAACTGTGGCACACCTTGCATTTGAAACCAGAGGGATGATCCGGGTGCTCCGCGTCATAGGTACACCAGCAGCTATTG